TGTAAATGAATATAAGTTAAATGACAAATTGTAAGGTACAGGATTGTATTGATAATATTGTTTAGTTGCGTCTGAAGTATTTACATTTTTAAACTTACCAACTCTTTGTAACTTACGAGATGAGTCATAAGACAAACCAGCAATTTCAAAACCCATACGAGGTAATGACATTGCCATTTCTCTTTGATCTAAATTAGGTTGTTGTTCTAATCTTGTTAAAAACTTTTCTTTAGGCGAATATGCAAGAGGTACTTTTAATCTTTGTATTGTACCACCATCGCCATCTTTTCTTACAATGATAATGTTATTGAATATTGTACCAAATGATACAACAATTTTTCTTAATGATTCGTGGTAAAATTGTTTTCCAAACATTATGTTTCATCAACCTCTCCGAAAGGGTTTCTTTCTGTAAAGTCTAATATGTCATCACCTGTACTAGCAGTATCAAACCCAGCGTCAGCATTGTACGTGGCGTTATCAGCATAATCTCTAGTTTGTGTTGCAAGATTTATATCTTGGTGTGTTTCTGTCAATAAGAAGTTTATAGTGTTTAATGTAGTATCAGAATCCTCTAACATGATACCACCACCATCTTC